CACCAGAACAAGCGTATTATAGGTGGTTAACCAAGAACCAATTGAAATTAGAAGAAAGCCGCTGAGTAAGCGGCTTTTTAATTATTTGCTTAAAAACAACTCTGCTTCAGCATTGCGTCGTCGTGTAAGACCAGCAAGGGGTTTTCCATTTGCTTTATCCCATCGCAAAAACTGTTGTGCGATTTCAGATTTAGGATCACCAGCTTTGAGCATTTTAACAAGCGTTGAACTGGCTAAATTACCTGCTCCGATATTGTAAGTAAGCGATACCAGCGCATCAAATTCATTTTGAGTCAGTTCAACTTTAATAGCATTTACTGCGTGTTCAAATGTTGCTAATGTTTTAGAAAGTAATAGTAATGCGGCTTCTTCATTTGCTAAAGTCTGACCTTGTTTAACTGCGCTCCCATCAGAATATCGCGTTGAGCCAATACCAATTGTCCACACACCCGCAGGGCATTTGTAAGCAGTCAGTTTACACCCTTCAAACTCTTTAATTAAACGTAAACCTTTATTGCCAATATTCATTTCTTTGCTCTCATAGAAAGTACCGTAATTAATTTTTGTGTAAGCCGTATCATGTCGTTATCAAGCAGGCGTATTTGGTCAATAAGCTCAATTAGCGCGTCAGTGGTTTCGGTAAGTATTGGCTTAACAATTGTCGTTACCCATATCCAAACAAAATAGACGATATACCCCATGCTACTCGATGCAATAATGGGGAATCCGTATTGGTTGATATACTTAGCTAATGCGTCAACATCCATTAATCAATTCTCTTTTCTTGCGGGTTATTGAACCTTGCCACTTTTTCCTTCTCAATAGGCATATCAAGCGTTTCTGTCATGAGTACATCTATTTTTACAATATCCTCTGACATAGCGGTTACACGTTTATCAAGTTGCTTGATGATACCGATAAGGCTTTTAATCTTTTCAAGTACGCTATCAAGCAAAAATTTAATCGTCAGAAATACAAAGTACATTCCCACACACGCGGCAGCAATGGGGAAACCTACATCCGTTGCAAACTGTAGAAATTCCATTATTTACTTGTCCACCAAGCAATAAACGAAAACAATGCGCCAATGGTGAAGACAATACCGCCAATAAATCCTTTATAGCGCGTTTGTTCGCTTTTCATTTCTTCAAGAGTTGCAATTATGGCATCGAGTTTTTTACCCCGATCTTCAAATATTTCTTCAAGATTTTCAATTCGTTGCTCTACTTTAGCAAGGCGGCAGGCTTCATCGGGCATGGTTTACACCGCTACCGAGCCAGACATATCATCTTGTGATGCTACCCAGTTATAAGACTTTTCTAAAAAAGATGCGCCTTGTTGTGCTTCTACGTCTGCTAATGGTGCATGGTATCTGCGAAAGTCAATGTCTTTGGTATCATCGTTTTCTGGTTTTGTTGCGTAGCCTACCACATCAAGCATCACTGAAAATTGTGAATTGCGTTGACGACTAATAGACGATGTAACGATACGAAAATAAGCTCCAGCAAAAGGGACACCATAATTACTTGTGTTTAAATCAATTTGAATTGCCATTGTTGTTTTCCTATGCGTAAGTAACTTCACTTGTTTGTACGTTTGCCACCCATCTTATGTTGGTGGCGGCTTTATATCCAGATGTTATCGTAACACCTTTATTTGTATTATCTACTGCAATAGTAGGTGCGGTTCCTAAACCAATTGAGTCTGTCCCAATAGCAGTTAACGCCAATCCACTTACCGCCATTGTCCCTGAATTATTTGACACAATGCCTGTAATTGTCCACCCTGCCATATTCCCACTAGATGATTGTTTCGCTATAAGCGTTCCGCTAATTGCCATTGCTTGATTAGATGCTACGATAAGCTGATTGGTTGTACCTGCTGCGCCTGCATCCGAGGTTAACGCCACTGCCGTTGTAGTTGTAGTTGATGCACGAAGTACCATTAGTCCGTATTGTGAATCGCCATTTGCTGCAAATAGCCCAGAAGCATATGCGTACTTACCATACTGATTTGTTTGTGAATAGTATCCAATGGAGAATGTTTTATCTGCAACGGCATTATTGCTAGCACCAATTGACACACCTCCATTAGATGTAGTACAACTACTTCCAATAGCTATGCCATTTGACCCATTATTAAGCGCAGTGTTACCTATTGATATTGAATTAAACCCATTAGTTGCGGCATTTTTACCTATTGCAACAGAATTGTTAGCTTTTGCCCCGTAACTGCTTGTATTGTTAGTAACAGCCGCAGCAAAACTGTCTGTACCAGATGCGTAAGAGCCGCCTAGTGCCATTGCGCCTGAACCTGTAGCGGTGACTGAGCCAGTGTTTCCAGAATTAGTCCCAATCGCAAATCCATATAAAGATGTTGCTTGTGTGGCATAACCAATTGCGCATGAGCCTGTTCCTGATGCCGTATTACTATTACCAATAGCTACACTATTTGTTCCAGTTGCTATTGGGCGAATATTTGTATTAGCACAATTTTCAGCATAGTTGCGCATGGGCTTTTTATCATCTGTTTCCCAATTTGTACCATCACACACAACAGATAGTCCCTCTCCTACTCTAAGTATAAGAGTGGTTTTTCCATCAATCGTTTCAGCTCCAGCGGGGTCAATCGTAATAGCATCAGTTAATGTGGTAGACGTGTTCCAAATCGTACAAGTAAACCCAGAACCAAGTGACGCTGCCGCTGTTAATGAAACTGTAAACGTACCAGAAGTACAATTAATAATTGTACCTAAGTCACCAGATACGATGGTATATGCGGCTGTCTTGTTTGAGATGGTTTTTGTTGCGCTACCTCCTCCACCTCCGCCAGTTGCTGCGATAGTTTGGTTTGGCCATGTACCTGTCACTGTGACATTGCTTCCTGCTACAAGCGATGGTGTTGCCGTTCCTGTACCTCCATTAGCTACACCAACAATGCCTGTTACGTTACCCGCAGTGCCTGTTGTATTTTGATTCCATGTAGGTACTGTTCCACCTAAATTAGCATAAGTGTAACCAGTACAATTTGTGAGCGTACCACTTGCAGGTGTTCCTAATAATGGAGCAACTAATGTCATACCACTTGGTAATGTGGTCGCTGAGGTTAGATTAGCTGCCGTACCAGTCGTATTTTGATTCCATGTAGGAATAGTACCGCTTAAATTAGCATAAGTGTAACCAGTACAATTAGTTAGTGTACCACTTGCGGGTGTACCTAAAAGTGGTGCAATTAAAGTCGGTGCGTTATTAAATACATTTACGCCTGTTCCAGTTTCATCCGTTAACGCAGCAGCCAAATTAGCACTAGATGGTGTAGATAAAAACGTATTAACATTTGTACCAAATTGCCCAGATGCAAACGTAACTGCGCCCGTCATTGTGCCACCAGACAATGCTAAATATCCCGATGAAGGCAAGTAAGCAGTTACCCATGCGCTACCACTATAAACGCGCATTTCACTACTTGTTGTATTCCAATAAAGCGCACCAGTAAGTAACGCATTACCATCGTTATCTACTGTTGGATTACTTGATTTTGCACCGAGATAACGATCATCAAACGAATCGTAACTAGCCGCTGCTGCGACAGCACTACTTGCAGCACTAATTGCAGCATTACTAGCTGAGGTAGATGCGTTAGATGCTGATGTTGCACTGTTCGCAGCATCAGTAGCTTTTTGACTTGCTAAAATAGCATTTTGACCACATGACAGCGCCACCGCATCGACAAAATCAGCATTACTCTGTGCCTGCTCTTCACTATTTGCAGCATTAGATGCTGATGTAGCGGCTTCGCCTGCCTTAGTTGTTGCTATGGTAGCGTAAGTAGCTGAGTTTGCTGCCACATGAAAATAACCTGTTGTCGAACTATAAATTAACTGAACAGGAGCGCCAGAAATAATGTCACCTAATGCAACAACTTGGCTATTTACTAGTCGAATTGATTTTGTACCAAGGGTATTAATTTGAATAGTTGACTGCCCAGTATTGCTATTGATAGGTTTAAATGAAACCGATAATCCATCACTATAAGATGTAATAGCCGGTAGACTTATTTGATAAGTATTTGCTGTACCAGTGTCCACAGCGTATGTTACAGAATTTTGTTGAATTTTATCTTCATCTGGAAGTAAACCAAATGCAATTGCGGTGGCCGCCTTAAGAGCGTTAACGTCTGAAGATTTTGCTAGAGTAATCTGAGCAATATCAGCCGGTGGGTTAAAGGTACTCATCTTTTGTCCTTACGTCATCTCGACGTTATGTGTAGCGTAATTATGCGTTATGGCGCATACAAATTATTAAACTAACCCGTGATTTACTCGAATCATTTAACACCCAATGGTCAACAAGGTTATTAAAACTAAATATATCACCCACAGGAGTAATAATAGATTGTCCTTCGTAGTTAAAAGATTGTTTATCATTGGATTCTAAAGGGATTAAATATTTATCTTTATAGTATTCTGCATGCCAGCTATGCGCATCGTTATGACGATAGACTTGTTTACCGGCAGGAATACGAGTAATTAAAATACCACCAAATTCTGTTTTATGGATATCGTGTTTTTCACAAATAGCACGATTAATTTTAGCAATTTCATCTTTAAATTTCTGATCATTAATATAGAAAACGCTATCGTGTTCATCATGAAATGCTAAAGGGTTCGATGGATTATAGTTTTTAATATCATTATAGCGAACCCAAATATCATCCACTTCTCTATGTGGCGATTTGGTGGATTCAGTACGTTGTTTAAATTTATTCCATAAATAATCATTATCAGAAATGAATTTATTAATAGCTGATACATCAACATGGATACCGGTATTTACCATATTAGGTTTTCCAATAAGCACGTCATCTATATTTTCTACATCACAAGTATCTGTAGCATGGATACATAGCCAAACTACTCTACCGTTAACAGCTTGAACGCTATGCTCAATGCCTGCTTTAATTTCAATGACAGCAGGGGCAAAATAAGTTTCTTGAGTATCACCTTGCCAAACTATAGCACATCCTTCAACAAGAACGCTCATGTGATCAAAGGTATGAGCGTGTTGCTGAACTTCAAAGCCATCGTCAATAATGACCTCTTTAGCGTAAACTCCGCCAATAAAGTGATGTGCTTGTACGTTAAGTCCGGTGATACTCATAGTTTCCTTGTGATGAAATTACTGTTCCGATAAACCCACAAATTGGCTTACCTACATTCATCACTATTTTACCAACTAATCGTTTAAATGTACTGCGATTTTTTACAATGCCAAATTGCTCTGCCATTTCATATGCC